GATTGAGTAATACAACGGATAAATGGATTAATACTCAAACAGTAAGTCAGAATTACAGATACATTATTGAGATATATCCAACGGACTTAACTATTCCTTACAAAGTAATTGTTAAAAATTTTGGTGTACCCGTTGCAAGTTTAGATTGTGCAGGTGGTGACTTTATAAGTGAGCAAATACCAATTCCATTAGTTGGAGGTGTAGACACTCCTTTTGAATATACATTTTATGTGTCAAGTTCAAACTCTATAAACTATGAAGCGGAGATACTTTTAAGAAGGAATACTGGACCAAATGACAGACGATCAACAGCAAGTGTTAATTCGTTAATTGATACTTTTGATGTAGCTGCTAATTTACCGAGAATGAAAGTTATGGACTTTATGAAAGGTTTATTTTCAATGTTTAAATTAGTTGTGATTGCAGACCAATATGATAATATTTATATCAATACTTTAAACGATTATTACGCAGCGGGAAAACTTTACGACCTAACAAGATATACTGATTTTTCAACATACGATGTTGAGCGTGGAAAACTATTAAATCAAATTAATTTTAAGTTTCAAGAACCAACAACGTTATTAAATATTCAATTTGACCTTAGCACGGGAATACCTTACGGAGATGAGGAAACAACTTTAGAAGATGACGAAGGTAATATTTTAGACGGTGAAGCATTACAAGTAGATTTGCCATTTGAACAAATAATATACGAAAGATTGCCAGACTTAAATGATGGTATTTTAAGTAATGTAATGTATGCAGGAATATTTGATGAAGCGATTGCGCCCGTTAATCCTAAAGCGCATATTTTTTACAGTCAATCGCAAGTACTAACGGGAAAACCTATTGCATTTATAAACGATACAGCGACTAAAATACAACTGAATACTATAAATATTCCTTCGCACACTTTAGGATTTGTAAACCCACAATTCTCAACTATTTTTGGGGCTGAGTTTAACGAATGGAACGGGTTAATAATTGAAAATACACTTTACAAAAACTATTATCAAAATTATGTAAATTCTATTTTCAACGTTAAGCGTAGAAACTTTAAGTTTAATTGCAAAAATATTCCTTTGAGAATATTAAGTACTTTACAATTGAATGATGTGATCCAAATAAGGGAAAATTATTATCGAATTGATAATTATAATTTTAATTTGTTATCAGGTGAAGTGAGTTTAAATTTAATTAATTCATTTGACAATACTATAAACGGTTTTAACGTAGATAGGCAGGTTATATTTTGTGATTGGTTAGAACAAATACAATCTGTGTATGTCACAAATTTAGAGAATTTCGGTTATAGTAGTAGTGAACTTTGGGTAACGGCATCGAATGATGGAAATATAGTTTATTTTAATATCGATGTAAATTTAACAGGACTTCAAAGGATTGCAACAGTAACAATAATAAACACCGCAACATTGCAAGAAGTTGATGTAACAATTTCACAAAGCGGTAACGTAATAACCTTCGACAGCGAAGAAATAACTTTTGACACAACATTAATATCTTGGGATAATGGCTAAACAGACAATTGAATTAGGAGCGTCAGCAAATGACAACACGGGTGACAGAGTACGTGCAGGGGGGCAAAAGATAAACGAAAACTTTACAGAGGTTTATAACGCTATTGCATACGCAGATAATGGAACAACAGTAGCATTAAGTAACGCTACTTTAAATGCAACATATCCTTCGGTTGTCGTGGGTTATAAAGTTTATGCACTTGCGATAATTGCGGGTTCTTTAATTTATTTAAAAACAACAACGGGATGGGTTTCAGTTCCTGCAACAATAGTATTATGATAGCAGAAATAATTAAGTTATTACAAAGCCATGATTTTAATGGAGCGGGTGAATATACCGAAATTGCAAAGGGGAAAAATGAAATAGGGGAAACTTTAAAAAAAATTAAGCGCAAATGGCTATCGAGAAACAAATAAATATAGTAGTTAAAGAAACGGGTATTGATAGCGTCAATAAAAAAGTTAGCCAATTAGATACTTCTTTAGAGGGATTGCAAACAACTCAAAAAGGGGTTGCTAAATCTATGGGCGAAAGTTCTAATTCAATCCTAGAAAACGGGGGCGCAATGGGATTGTTAAACGATGCTACTGGTGGTTTAGCTATGACCGTTAAAGATGCAGTTGAGGCAACAGCTTTATTTGCTAAAAATTCCAAAATAGCAGCGATGGGACAAGCGTTGTATGCTACTGTTGTAGGTACTTCAACGGGTGCGATGAAGTTATTTAGACTTGCTTTAATCTCAACGGGCATTGGTGCAATCGTTGTCGGTTTAGGTTTATTAATTGCAAACTTCGATAAGGTTCAAAAATATGTACAAGTTGCCATTGATAAGTTTAACGGAATGGGTCAGGGTGCTAAACTTTTAATATCCCTAATGTTTCCAATCGTTGGAGTTATTAGGCTTATCGTTGCAGGTTTAGAAAAGATGGGAGTTATTGACGATGCCGTTACTGCAAAAGCTAAAAAGAATGCTGAAGCAAGAATTAAATATTTAGACAATCAAAAAACCAAAATAACTGAAAGTTATGATAGTGAAATAAGACTTGCAAAAGCAGCGGAAAAAGATACGGTTGCTTTAGAAGAAGCTAAAAGAAAAGCAATTTTAAAAACTCTTTACGCATTAAATGAAGCCGAAAGAGCAAGGATAAAAAGCGGAGAAGCTACTGAAGATGACGTTAAGAAATGGAATGAAAGACAAAAAGAAATTAACAAGATTATTGAGGATGGCAAAGTTGCTGAAATAGAAGCGGAAACAGAAAGAAGAAATAAAAGAAAAGAAGCAGCTGATAAAATTAAAGAAGAAAATAAAGTAGCGTCACAAAAAAGAAAGGATGAGAAAGCTAAATTAATTGAAGAAGAAATACAAAAAGTAAAGGATTTAGCAAAAGCTAAAGCAGATGCCGAAATGCAAAGCGCAAAAGATGCACTGGCTATTCAAAATGATTTATTACAATCTCAAGAAACACCCGCACAAAAAGAAGAACGAGAATATAAAGAACGTAAAGAAGTTTTAGAAAAAAATCATTTGTCGACTGAGTTATTAGAAACAGACCATAAAGCAAAGCTAAAAAAAATAGATGAGGATTATTGGAGTGCTGAAGCCGATGCGTCAATAGCCAGAACAGCAAAAGAAAAAAAAGATACTGATGACAAAAAAGCATTAGAGCAATCTCTTGGAGATGCGAAAGTAAATATCGCAATGCAAACAATGGATTTAATATCTGAAATTGCGGGTAAAGGTTCAAAAGTTGGTAAAGCATTAGCGATAGCACAAGCGACAATTAACGGAATACAAGGTGTTCAAAATGCATTTACAACAGCAAGTGCGTCACCTATTACAACTTTATTTCCTGCGTACCCATTTATTCAGGCGGGTTTGGCGGGTGCGTTTTCATTATTGCAAATTAAGAAAATTGCTTCAACAGATCCAAGCGGAAAAAGCGGGGGTGGTGGCGGTGCATCAAGTGGTGGCGGTTCAGCACCAACAGCACCAAGTTTCAATTTAGTTGCAGGAACGGGAAGTAATCAAATAGCGGAAGGAATAGCAGGGCAAAGACAACCTTTACAAGCCTATGTTGTTTCGGGTGCAGTAACCAACGCTCAACAAATGCAAAGAAATATAGTAGAGGGTGCAAGTTTGTAACAAAATAACAAAAAAATAGTTCTACAAATATGAAAACATACCAAGCGACATATAACCCAAAACTAAACGGAGGCGTTTATGCTATCTCTTTAGTTGAAAGCCCTGCGATGGAGGGTTTATTTATTGCGCTTTCAAAGCAAGAAGAAATCCAACTTAAAGAAGTTGAACAGCGTATCTTGATGGGTTTAGTTTTAGAGCCTAACAAACCAATATACAGAAATCAAAACGGTGAGGAATTTAATATAGTTTTCAATGAAGAAACTATAAAAGAACTTTCACACGGATTTTTTAAAGCGGGTAGTCAAAGTAATTCGACTATTGAACACGAGGCAAAAAATAAAATTGAAGGTGTAACATTTGTTGAAAGTTGGATTGTTGAAAATCCTGAGATTGACAAAAGTACAAACTTTGGATTTAAATATCCAAAAGGTAGTTGGATAGCAACTATGAAAGTTGATAGTGACGAGGTTTGGAATGATTATGTAAAGACTGGAAAAGTACAAGGGTTTTCAATCGATGCAATGATTAGTTTAGAGGAAGTAAATTTTAAAAGTGAATTAAATATGAGTGAACAAGCAAAAACAAATTCTTTATTAGAAAGAATTTTACTAGCGTTCCAAACTAAAGCTGAAATCAAATTAGGTAGTATAAAAACTGCTAATGGTGAAATCACAATCGAATACGATGGTGAGGCTTTAATGGTTGGTCAAAGCGCATTTATTATGGCTGAGGATGGTACAAAAGTTCCCGTGCCAGTTGGTGAACATCCTTTAGAAGACGGAACGGTTTTAATCGTTACTGAAGAAGGTGTTGTTGCGGAAGTTAGACAAATGGAAGAGGAAGTTGAAGACGAAGTTCCTGCCCCAGTTGTTGAAGCAGCAGGTGAAGAAGGTAAGGTTACACAAGATGAAAAAATCGCAAGTGAAATCGAAAGCGCAATCAAATCTATTTTGATTAAATACACCGAGCAAGAAGCTAAAATTTTAGCATTAAGCGCACAAGTTATTGAATTAGGAAAAGAGCCAATTTCAAAAGGAATTAAACAACCTTTAGTAAATGTAGATTTGGCTACAATGAGTAAGTCAGAAAGAATATTGTATAACCTTAGAAACAACTAAAAAATGAGCACAAGAGGAACAACATTAAGCGGAGCAGAATTTCAATTGTTAAGAACAGAAACTATTGCACTTGCAAAAACATTAGGTACTGGGGATAGTTCAAAAGTATTTACACTTTCGGCAGCAGCAGGAAAAGTAATAACATTGCCTTCGGTGGCGGTTGATGGGTTTACGGCTAAATTTGTAGTAGGGGCAGTTTTCGCAACTACCAACTTTACAATCGTAGCACCAACAAACGTTATACAAGGTGGCGCAATTGTTAATTCAGTATTCGTACCAGCATCAAATGAAAATACAATTTCATTTGTAGCAAGTGCTGAAACAATCGGGGATTATATCAACATCGTTTCAGACGGAACAAATTACTATGTTGAAGGAGCAGGAGCATTAGCAGGTTCAATAACATTTACAGCAGTTTAACAAAAAATAATAAATAAATAAAAATGGCAACAGTAACAAATGTAAGCTCAAACTACGCAGGGAAAGAGGCGGGAGCAATAATTGGAAAGACTTTCAAAGAAGCAGACACACTCAGATTAGGTGTTGTAACTTTAGCACCGAATGTAGGGTATGCTTTGAACTTGAGAAGAGTTCGTTATACAGACGGAACAACTGCTTATTCTTGCGGTTTCAATCCTGAGGGAACGATTACTCTAAACGAAAGAGTTTTATCTCCAGTGAAATTGAAAAATGATTTTCAAGTTTGTAAAGAAGATTTCAGAGCAACATGGTCACAAGAAACTATGGGAGCAAGTGCTGCAAATCCAAATGCACCAGCTGACATTATGGAAGCTATCCAAGTGGAAATGTTAGGTCAAACTGCTGAGGATATCGATTATAAAATTTGGCAGGGTGACGCTACAAATGCTGACGAGTGGGATGGTTTCTTGAAATTGTTTTTAGCCGATGCTGCTGTTATTGATATTGATATCGATGCGGTTACTGAAGCAAACGTTGAGTCTCAATTGAAACTTGCTTTAGCAGGTATTCCAATAGCATTAAGACGTAAAGAAGTTAAAGTAAATGTATCGCCTGATGTATTTCAAGCTTATTGGTTCTTCTTAGTTTCTAAAGGTATTGCTAACGGTTTAGGTGGTGACGAAAAAACAGTACGTTTCGGCAAATACTTAATCGTTGAGAATAACGGTTTACCTGCTAACACTATCGTAATTGCAGAGCCTAAAAACTTGATTTTCGGAACAGGTTTAGAAGCTGACTTCAATCAAATCTCTTTAGTTGATGAAGATGAAGTAGGTTTATTGACTGGACAAATCAGAGGTAAAATGGTTTACTCTGGTGGGGTTCAATATTACAACTCAGAGGATATTGTTTGGGCTAGACCTATTGCATAATTGAAACAAGTAACAAAGGCGGTTTAGTTACCGCCTTTATTTTAAAAAATAAGATATGGCTTGTGATTTAACAGCTGGGCGTTTAAGAGCGTGTAAGCAAAATATTGGGGGTTTAGGAAAACTATACCTTTTTAATTTTTTAGAAAATCCTTTTACAGTAGCGGCAGGTGTTGCAACAGCAATCAACCCATTACTTACAGAGGCTTTCGAATTTGAGATTGAAGGCGACGGTAATAATGTTTCAGAAAGTTTTGTTTCTGACAGAAATACGGGTACTTCTTTAAATACTCAAACAATGACAATAATGTTGAAAAAAATTGACGCTACAACATCGGCTCAATTAAATCTTTTGACATACGGTTTCCCAATGGCAGTAGTAAAAGACAGAAACGGAATTTTCCACGCTATTGGTATTGATGACGGAATTGATTTTACAGTTGTTCAAGCTACGGGCGGAGCAAAAGGCGAAATGAATGGATACACTTTAACGGGTGTTTCTACAACAGGTGCTTTATCTCCTAAATTAGACAGCACAACAGCAACAGCATTCGAAGCATTGGTTTAGTTTTTTTGATTAGTTTTAAATCCCTATTTGTAACAAAATGGGGATTTTTTAGTTATATAGATATGAACGTAGTAATCCCATCAAATACAACCCATACTTTAAAGTTAATCCCTCGATTATATCCAAGCGATGCATTGGTATTATCTTTATTTAATGAGGCAACACAACTATCGGAAACGGTTGAAAACACATATTTAGTTACCGA